TGGACAAGGGTTACTCATAATTTTACGGCTACAAGTACATCTCATACAATGGTTTTGTTCACCAATAGCGGTACTGCTCCTGCATCAAGTTATTTGTTGTATGGATTTCAATTTGAAGCAGGAAGCTACGCAACATCCTACATACCTACCTATGGGAGTAGTATAACTCGTGTTCAAGACAATACTTTAAATTCAAGTGCTGCTTCAGTTATTGGACAAACCGAAGGGAGTATATATGCGGAGGTTGATTTTAAGACAATAAGTGAGGAGTCTCGTTTCGTTCAACTTTCGGATGGCACAAATAGTAATAGATTTCTTGTAGGCTCAACATCCTCAAATGGCGTTCAAGTTTATGTGGTAAGCGGCGGAGCAGTTCAATGGACTCCTGCAACAACTCCCTATACTGATGGTCTTATAAAAGTTGCAGTTGCTTATAAGAACAATGACTATGCTATGTATGTAAATGGAACTCAAATCAACACATCATCAAGTGCAAGTGTTCCTGCGATGGATGAAATATCAGTTGGTTACAATAGCATTGTCGGTAATAGACCTATGGCTTATGGGCATCGCAAGGTGATGCTTTTCAAGACACGACTAACAAACGAAGAATTAGCAGCACTAACAACAATCTAATATGAAAACATTTAGAAAATACTCATTCGGCTCTAAAGGAGCAGCAACAACTAAAATCAACGCATTGGGTACAGAGACAACTCCCGAAGGAGATGTTGTACCTAACCACCCTCACGCTATCGTACATCTTGGACACTTGGTAGAGACTGAAGGTACATACGATGAAGAAGGAAACGAACTCACCGCACCTGTACTATCTTCTACCTACCATATAGATGTTCTATGGGATGGTGAGCCTGTAGAGTCTTGGGATAGTGCTATGGTATGGTGTGCGCCTATGGGCTTACATACTTTCGGTAGCTCTACTGCTATTGCCGAATGGACAGAGACCTGTAAGGAGTTACATCCTGAGTATTTCCCTGAGCCATCTGAAGATGATTTACCATAATGAGTAGCCAGGATCAAAACTACATCCCCTCACGCACCTCCCCTAAAGGGGGGCGGAGGGGCTGCCTATGTTGGGAGACTAACACATATTCTATAGACTGTTGTGATGGCTCTGTAAGAGCGCAAGGTATTGGTAGTATAACTTTGACAGATGAAGAATGAAGCTAACGGAGAATTTGAGCCTTGCAGAAGTGATATACTCTGCGACTGCTTTACGCAAGGGGATTGCAAACGAGCCAACAGTATCTCACTTAATCAATTTGAAGGCAGTAGCCAACAATATCTTTCAGCCTTGCCGAGAACATTTTGGAAAGCCATTAAGAGTTACTTCTGGTTATCGGTCAAAGGAATTAAACGAGGCTATCGGAGGTTCTAACAACTCACAACATTCAAAGGGTGAAGCATTAGATATGCAGTCTACAGGAGGGTACACGAATCGTGACCTCTTTATGTATATCAAAGATCACTTAACCTTTGACCAACTCATAGGTGAGTTCCCTGATAATATGGGTGAGTATGCTTGGGTGCACTGCTCCTACAAGGAGTCGGGCAACCGAGGTGAGGTACTCGTAGCGTATAAGGATAACGGAAAGACACGATACACGAAATGGTAAACTTCAAACTAATTAAACAGAACCTCAAGACTATTATAGGCTTTGCTGATAGTGAGTTTTTAGAGTTACTTATAGCGGTGCTACACACCTTACTCTTACCTGCTGCGGTATGGGCAGAGATAGGCTTTAAGTGGCATATAATCTTTATAGCCATAGGCGGAGGCTTATTTCAATTCTATAGTGTAGGTATGCGAGACCTACGATGTAGATACTATTCAACAGTTATAGCTACGATTGTAGCCTTCTTAACGGTTGAGCAGTATATGATGACAGGGCTTTTATGGGAAGCCCCTTCACGCTTTGGGTGGCTAATCATTGCGTTAGCAGCAGTTATAAATCAAATAAGAGTTACTAAACAATGGAAAGCAAAGAGCTGATTATTGCACTTGTTACGATCTTGGGTAGCGGAGCAGCATTTAAGTTTTATGAGATGGTCATTAAGACCAAGAAGGATTCGGCACGAGAGTTGCGTAAGGAAGAGCGAGCTGAAAATCCAGAGACTATGTTTAGAGATGACTTGCTGAAGCGAGTGAATGAGATGAGTACAAGCCTTGAAACTGCACAAGGAGAAATCTTAAGACTTACGCAAAAGGTAGCGGAGCTTGAGACTGAGAACAGGTATTTACAGCGTGAAATTGATATAATAAAAAGAGGTTAATGAACATAACACACGATAACAATAGCTTAGACAGCTTTATTAACGAACTAGAGAACCAAGAACAACCAACCTGTAACATAGAGAATCCTGAAGACTGCGAGGCGTGTGGATCGTAAGTGGTGCGATATAGCACCAAAGGAATGTACCTGTAAAAAGAATTGTAATGAATCCACTAATAACAAAACTACTCGGAAAAAGCGCACAGGAGACGATAGAAGCCGTTTCTAATGTCGTAGACAAGTATGTATCAACTCCAGAGGAGAAAGCTGCTCTAAAGGCTTCTATTGAAGCTGAGATAAGTAACCGATGGAAATCAGATATGAGTTCTGATAGTTGGCTAAGTAAAAACGTGAGACCATTAACCTTAGTGGTGGTCGTATCGTTTTTAGTCATAGCTACTTTCTTTGATGGCTTAGGTATACTAGAAGTAGATAGTGCTTGGATTAGCCTTTGGAATATGCTAAGTGTAACGGTTGTAGGTGGGTACTTCGCAGTACGCACCGTAGACAAGCGTGGTAAACTAAAATGACTCTAGAGTAAGAGTATATATATCTCTACCCTTTAGGGGTAGATATATATACTCTAATAGTATACTAAAGTAAAAAAAAGGGATTACCTGGCTAACGGCCAAACTTTCAAATCAAACTTTTTTCACAGACTTATACACAGTATTAGTTTTTTTATTATATTTGGGTATAACCAAAAATAAAAATGCTATGTTAAATCAAGTATCAAAGAAAGAGTGTATGGAAGCTATTAACTATTTGTGGGGCTCAGGAGCTACAATGCAAATGTCAAGCGACCAACAATACTACACAGAGATTCTACTCAAGAAAGTAGCTAACTCATACAACATTGAGTTAGGTTAATCTAAAAGCCACCCCTAGAAAGGTGGCTTTTTTTTTATACTTTCACGACAATAAAAAACAGATGCTATGACAAACGAGACTTATGAACTTGCTCAGGCAAGAGTTGAGGCCTTAGAGAAAGAGGTTAATTTACTAAAGCAATTTATAGTGAGGGACTATCAGCGGAAAGACATATCTGCTGAGACGGCCCTCTTTCTATTTGAGAGGTTTAAACAGGAGCAAAATGAAGATTCACAAAGAGATACAGAAAGTAGAGCATTATGAAAAATACGAAGTCAATAAAATCACCTTACACAACCACCTTTACCTCCACTTCGGAATCCCAGACAGGCAACTTAGCGACTACCGATATGGCAAGTACCAAACAGGATACTACCTCGACACCAAGTTACTACCTAGGTAAGTACAAAGGCATTGAGGCTTTTGATGTATGTATGGACTTTTCAAGCGACTCTTACAACATTGGTGTAGCTATCGCCTACTTGTTACGAGCAGGTAAGAAACCAAACAATCCTATGGTTAATGACTTGAAGAAAGCCATAGATCACATAAACAAAGAAATAGAATACATTGGTTATGATATTAAACGAGCTCAACTTAAATCTCAAGCTACCGAAGACGATAAGTCTTAACTCACTTTACGCAGGTAAACATTGGACATTTAGAAAAAAAACAAAAGATGAATATAAAAAAATCGTGGAGTCAGAATTGGCTCGTTATGACCACCATCTTGCGGAGACTTGTACTCTCCTTATTCGGTATAATACTCGTGCCGATGTGGATAACCTTGTTTTGGTCTCAAAATTTACTGCTGACACTCTCGTGGCTAACGGATGGATTCCTGACGATAGCCCTAAATACTACAACAAACTCACTATCGTTTATGACCAAACGGTTGAAAAGAATTATTGTGAGGTTGAGATTAGATTAAGGAACGCAGTACCTACAAATGAAGATTAACCAACTAGATTTATTCAGCGGTATTGGAGGCTTTCATTTGGGCTTCGAGCGTGCAGGCTATGAAGTGACCTCTTGGTTTTCCGAAGTAGACAAGCACGCTATCGCTGTGTATCAAAATCAATTTAAAGATGCAACCTATGTCGGGTCAGTTAGAGATGTTCGGGGGGCAGACCTCCCAAGAATCGACCTCATCACTTTTGGAAGTCCTTGCCAAGACTTTAGTCAGGCTGGAAATCGCAGGGGTCTCGAAGGAGACCGAAGCAGTCTTATCTCTGAAGCAATACGGCTTATCGGAGAATGTAGACCAAGAGTTTTTATTTGGGAGAATGTTAAAGGAGCATTCAGCTCAAACGATGGGGCAGACTTTGCGGCAATCCTCCAAGCCTTTGTTGACCTTGGGGGCTATAGACTTGAATGGCAACTGCTTAATACATCGTGGTTTCTACCCCAAAATAGAGAGCGAGTCTACCTTGTCGGACATCTTGCAGAAGCCAGAGGAGATTATGGAGGAGTTTTTCCTATCACAAAAAATGATAGATTGGTTAACAAATCACGCAGAGAAGCGGAGCAGCAACTTCAGGTTGCACACACCTTAAGTAGTGCAGAGTATAAGATAAACCTAAGTGCTAATTTTATAAAAGTAAAGAGTGCTAAGGAATGTGGGTATGAAGAAGCTGAGGTAGGTGACAGCATAAACCTAACTGCTATCAACTCAACTACTCGCAGGGGTCGAGTGGGTAAGCAGAAAGCGCAAACACTTGACACCTTATGTGAACAAGCCGTGGTAGAGCCTAAAATAATAGGCTATACAAGAGATGCTAAGGGTAAAGTTACTGACCGACACCTAAAAGACACGGCAGGAACAATACACACATCAAGTGGACAAGGAGGTAATACCGACCAATTTGTACAAGACTACCGCATCCGTAGACTAACTCCTATAGAGTGTGAACGCCTTCAGGGGTTTCCTGATAACCATACGCTTTATGGATCGTACGAAGGAAAGGTCAAGGAGATGAGTAACACACAACGCTATAAGCAGTGCGGCAATGCAGTCACGGTTGACGTGGTAGCGGAAATTGCTAAAAGATTATTGCCGTTGTATGAATAATTTTGTTAATTTCGAATCAGTTTAATAATCAATAAAAGAGATGCTATGAAAACAGCAGTAGTTCAAGAGGTGAAGCCTGTAGGCGAGCCAAGAGAAGGTCAGTACGGAATGATGTACACCTATGGAGTAAGGTTTGATAATGGAGACTCTGGTCTTTACACATCAACTAACGAGAATCAAAACAAGTTTGTAGTAGGTGAAACAGCCCACTACCTTGATGAGGCAAGACAGAGTAAGACGGGTAAGACTTGGTATAAAATCAAGCCTGCTAATCCTCAGTATGATGGTCAGGTAACGAATGCACCACAACAGGTAGCCACCGCCCCTTCAACGGGCGGAGGTGCTACCACCTCAAAAGATGTACTTATTGTACGTCAAACAGCATTGAAGGCAGCCGCTGAGTTTGCTTCAAGTATGGATGCCACTCATATGGATGTAATGAGGTTGGCAGAATCTTTTAAGGATTGGGTACTCGATAATGATGCCAATCCGTTGAAAGAGCAGAGCACTGAGTCTCCGTTCTAATTAAAAGTTTCACATCGGGGGAGGGCAATGCTCTCCCCTTTTTTAATACCAAAACCATATGGCTAAAGTCAGCTATGCCGACCTCACGGGTCGTATAGATAACATTCGTATGAACAGGGTCAAGCAAGGCTATGACTTTGGGCATCACAAACTAGACGAGTACCTCCGTTTTAAAAGAGGTAATTTCAATATAATTTTAGGGCATAACAACGTAGGTAAGACTACTACTATTCTTTACTTGATGGTATTGCAGTCAATGAAGAATAAACTTAAATGGCTCATCTTTAGTAGCGAGAACACTCCAGAAAGTGTCGCTGTAAAGATTGTGCAATTCTACTTAGGTAAGACCATCAACAAGGTTGAGGAGGATGAGATGCAGAAGGCTATGCGTTTTATTATGGGTTACTTTATCATTATTGATGCCGATAAAAAGATGTACTCCTACAAGGATTTGATAGAGGAGGCTACCGACATAAACAGCGAAGAGGGTATAGACGGTTTTCTTATTGATCCTTATAATTCCTTAAGGAAAGAACCTAAGATGTTTCAGTCTTTAGGTGGCCACGAGTATGACTACGAGGTGGCTACAGCTTTGCGTAATTGGGCCAAGCAGAATAGGGTCAGTGTGTGGGTAAACACTCACGCAGTTACAGGTGCATTAAGAAACAAGTATCCTGCACAGCACGAGTACGCAGGAATGACTAAGCCCCCTAGCGTAGGTGATGTTGAAGGAGGGGGTAAGTGGGGAAACCGTGCTGATGATATGTGGTGTATTCACAGGCTGACGAGCCACCCAACCGAATGGATGTACACACACATACACTGCTTTAAGGTAAAGGAGACGGAGACGGGCGGAAAACCGACTCCGTATGACGAGCCTATAATGATGCGGATGAAACCAGGTAGCGCAGGGTTTGAGATTGATGGAGAGAGCCTGTTGGAAACTTCAGAGAAAGTTCAAGGCGGATTGCCATTTTAGCCGAAACTTATACTATATTTATAAACGATGAGTGAAGAGAGACACCCTTTAGATAGTGACCGATGGCGTTATGCCGAGAGCAAGAGTATGACGTTGCTCTGGCTACGCACTAAGAATCAGCTCTTGACTGATATAGCCAACCGAATAAAACCTGAAGACCCAAACAATGAAGAGGATATGAATTTATTCTTAGATGTGTTGAGTGTGTATGGTGCTATGGATTCTGCCATTGATATGGTAGAGGAAGTGCAGCGTATCATATGGGATGCCCAAGCAAAGAATGCTGAGTTAAAGTTGACGATAAGAAATCTTAGCGAAAGGGTATCTAAGTATGAGGCGCAGTTTGATGAACTAGATGAATACTTACGATGAAAGCAAGCATAATTGAATTACAGGAGGAATACAACCACTACGTTGATATTCACAACATACAGAGAAACAGACAGCGACCTAATGTAATGGCAAGGTTTGCCTTTATGGTAGCCGCTAGAGAGTTGTATACAACCTTGGAAATAGCGAGGGTGACAGGTAAAGACCACGCCACCGTTATCCACGCCACAAAGTCCCACGAGATGAACCTCCGCTTTGACAGCAGCTATATGAAATTGTTCAATGAGAGTTGCACGATTGTTGAGAAGCTACGAGGCTCAGAGATAGGTAGTGAGAAGTGGCAACTTACGAAACACAACGCTCTCCTTCAGCAACGTCTTGACGAGTTGCGTGAGGAGATGTTGGAGTTACGAGGTAAAGTGCGTGACAAAGACCGCCTTATAAAAGAAATGAAAAAGGAATATGAATTTAGCGATTGATGTAGCACCCCTAGCAGGTATTATAGTAGGAGTTAACTATTGGAACTCCACGATGGATGAAGACTATCAAGACCCCAAGTACCACTCTTTGCAGTTGTGCTTCGGGGTCTTGGCCATTGTAGTCACTTGGTCTACAGAAGGAGAAGGAGAATGAACCTATTAGAGTTGCTTGCCGCCTACCATAAGGAATGGATTAAGATGGCCTATAAGTTTGGTGCAGGTGCTTATGCTGAGGACATTGTGCAAGAGATGTACCTCAGGCTTAATAAGTACGTTGACGATCCTGAAAGAATTATGTACGGAGATGAACCCAATAAACTATTTATTTGGGTCACCCTTCGTAATATGGTAAGGAAGTTTCAGGATAAAAAAGACCTCTTAGTTTTTGTTGAAGAGTACCACGACCACGATGAGTTCAGTGAAGAGTTGGGTCGTGAGAATGAGGAGAGCCTTGACCGCTTTCTAGATACGATATTTGATAAGGCTAGAGAGATGCATTGGTTTGATTACAAGATGTTCGAGTTGTACCACACAACAGACTTATCTATGAGGGACATTGAGAAGGAGACCACCATCAGCTTAAGAACAATTTTTACTACACTTAATAAAGCAAAGGAGTATGTCAGAGAAAACCTCTACGAAGAGTACGAAGAGTACAAAAAAGAAATCCTCAACTAAGAGTAAAGGATTAGGTGACACTGTTGAGAAGATCACAGAAGCCACAGGTATAAAGAAAGCTGTTAAGATGTTCACAGAGGCTACGGGTGTAGACTGTGGATGTGATGAGCGCAAGAAGAAACTAAATGCAATCTTTCCGTACAAGCATACCGAATGCTTGGAGGAGAAAGAGTATGAGTTTTTAAAGGACTTCTATGCGACCTTTGACGGCACGAATGTACCAGAGAAGTATACACGACCTTTAGCCGAGATTCACGCTAGGGTGTTTAATCATAAGTTTGATATACCTTGTAGCTGTAGCCCTAAGACTTGGAAGTCTTGGATAAATGAATTGAGAAAGGTATACACTGAGTATGACCGAGAGTAAACTTTTTCTCATTATCAAGGCTTGTTTTATAGCTGACCTCGAACAGAGTGGTGAGCAGTATTCCAGGTACGACTGCTTCAGCAAGAAGTGGAATATGGATATTGAACTTAAGTGTCGCAGGACTCACTACGATGAACTTCTAATAGAGAAGGACAAGTATGATGCTTTGATGTTGCGAGCAGAGAAGCACGGAACACTACCGTTTTATATTAACTCAACACCTGAAGGTATCTATGCCTTTAACCTTGGAGAGATAAAGGATATTAAATGGGAAATGAAAGGGGGTCTCCCTAAGACCACCGATTTCCCTGACAGAAGAAAGGTAGTCAAGGAGGTGGGATTCCTACCCATTGCCCTAGCGAAAAAAATAAATGAGGACAATTAGCTTTTAGATTGTTAACTATTTTGTGTATATTCGAGCATAACTAAATTTTATGCTTATGTCTAAAAGAGTATTTACACGAAAGGAAAACATTGTTTATGGTGGTGCTGCATCCCTCTTGGTTCTGGTTGGGATCACAGGAATGCTAGCGTTGTATGAGTTGATTGAGAACCTATTTAATCTACCTGTATAATGGACTACCTAGACAGAGAACTTGCAAGCTATCAGGAGTACCACGATGCTACCTGTGAGATATGTGGTGAGACTAGTTATGACGATTGGCAGTGCAACTGCTGCCGAGAGTGTAGTAGTTCTTCTTGCGAATGTGATGATGAAAATATAGTAGAACGTCAAATACAACTACAGAAATGATGAAGCACACTGAAGCGATTTACAAGGCACAGATAGTATTTGAGGATGCCTTAACGGACAAGGAGACGATAGATGAACTCCTAAAAATAGATGCATCCCTATACACTAACCTAGGGATAGATAGTACAAAGGCGGAGGTAGCTTCTACAAAGCGAGCCTCTGCCTTTATTTATAGATTGATAAAAGGCATTGACCCTGACAAGGGGCAACGCTTTTTGCTTGCAATGGGATTAACCAAATAGAATATATATGAAAATCAGAATGCTAAACGGAGAGGAGCACGACCAAAGCTACCTCGTAGACAAAGCCCACGATGATGACTTCTACTATGGCTACCTTGGTAAGGTGGCTTTTAGTAGCAGCAACTTAAAGAAGCTACTCGACAGCCCTAGGACGTACTACAATCTAATGCAGTACGGGGAGGAGACTAACAGCCAAGCCCTACGGGATGGTAGGCTCATCCACACAATGATACTAGAGCCACACAAGATAGATGAGATGACGTTTATTGATGTGGCTAGTAAGAACGCTAAGAAGTGGAAAGAGGCGAAAGCGGAACATCCCAACCACTTACTCTACACTACAAAGGAGCGTAAACTTGCAGAGCGTATGACTGAAGCCCTGTTCAAGAATCACCAAGCAGTAGAGCTACTACGAGATGCCTCATTTGAACAGCCTGCCGTTGACTACATAGAGGGGTATCCTTTCAGGGGTAAGGCCGACATCATAAAGAATGATGGTACTATAATTGATTTGAAGACATCTTCAGACCTCAGGAACTTTGTGTATTCAGCAAGGCATAAATACTCTTATGATGTTCAGGTGTATATCTACTGCCGTCTATTCAATGTAGACTACACCAAGTTTAAGTTCTTGGTCATAGATAAACTAAGTTGTGATGTAGGGGTGTACTCAGTCTCTGAGGATTTCTATAATAAGGGAGAGGAGAAGGTGATGTACGCCCTTCAGCAGTACAGCGACTTCTTCGAGGATCGAACTCTGGAGGAGATTCAGCAAGAGGTAAATAACTATACCATTAGCGGAGAGTTGTGAAAAAGCACACTAAGATATATATGAACTATTTCAGCTATGTCTTAGATGACTTTATAGGGTGTGAGGTTTGCGGCTCTAGGGCCGTGGACATCCACCACATAGAGAACAGGGGCAGCGGGGGCAGTAAGGATAGGGACACTATAGAAAACCTTATGGCGGTCTGCCGCCCTTGCCACTTGAAGTACGGTGACTACCCAGAACACAAAGAGATGCTACAAACCATTCACAATAAATTACTATGAACAAGATGAACCAATTCCTACGCATAGCAAATGCGAGGTTAAGAAAGGTGTATCCTAACAAGATGCAGAGAAAGGCTTGGGCTGCTAATATGTGGCGCAGGTATATTGAGAGGAAGAACATAGAACACGACCTTTAACACCAACGAAAAATAGGCGCACACATATAAAAGTAGGCGCAAACCTTTAACACCAAAGAGAAATGAAAGACACGCTCATTGAATTAATGAACCGAGACCTTAACGATAACGGTATAGAGAATGATTAGTCTAATCCTTGTTACCATAATGGTACTATATATGTTGCGTAGGGAATACCTACGCTGTAAAGAGGTTAGGAAACAGCTAGACAGGTATGAAAAATAATGACCATAAGCCCAACCGAAGATCAAGACGGGCAATGCAGCGAGTCGGCAACAAAATTGCCGAGCGCATAGTTGAACGGAATGCTATCAAAAAAGTTAAATCAGATGAAGAAGAGAATACAGAACTACCTCCGCAAGAAACGACACCTTAGATATACATCACTATATATCACAGACCTCAGATGGGAGATAATAAACACAGTCACCTCGTCAGCCCACACAGGCTTTAACGAGGGGACATCTAAACACCTGTACAACCTAGGCAACCTCATCAGGAAATACGAACGCAGGAAACGATTACTAAAGTTCTGATGCAGCCAGGTACTGAACTTATGCTTATCAACAAGCACAACTACAAAGCCCTCTTAGATGTACTCATACAAGTGCACCTAAGGGGGCAACTCGCTAGAGATGAACAGGAACTCCTAAAACGATTTGTAGAGTTTTAGGTTAACATACTAAAGTAGAATATAATAGTATGCCGTTTAAAGAAGGACAAGAGAAGAAAGGTGGCAGAGCAAAGGGTACACCTAACAAGAACACCAACGCCATTAGAGAAGCCTTTACAAAGCTCGTAGAGGATAACCTTGAGAATATGACCACTTGGTTAAACAAGGTGGCTAAGGACTCACCTAAAGAGGCCTTGGATATTATTAACAAGATGGCGGAGTACACCACCCCTAAACTAGCAAGGGTAGAGAATAAGATTGAGACAGATGAAACTATTAACGAAGTCAAGATAGAAATTGTCAAGCGTAGCCCTACAGACGAGTGAGATATTTGAGAGGAATTGGAATGCCCCTACTAAGATTGTAGTTAATCAAGGGGGTACACGTTCTGGTAAGACCTACTCACTCTTACAGCTTATAATGGTGCTTGCTTTATCCGAGAGGGGTAAGGTGTTTACTATTGTAAGGAAGTCCCTGCCGTCACTTAAAATGACGGCTATGAGGGACTTTATTGAGATACTTACTAATGCAGGTCTATACAATGAGAAGGATCATAACAAATCAGAGCATATCTACAGGCTCAACGGAAACATCATTGAGTTTGTCAGCCTTGACCAACCCCAGAAGAAGAGAGGTGCACGAAGGAACTACCTGTTCTGTAATGAGGCAAACGAGCTTACTTGGGAAGACTTCTTCCAACTCCTTGTTAGAACCACCGAAAAGATATACCTCGACTACAACCCCTCCGATGACTTCCATTGGATATACGACAAGCTACTCACAAGAGACGATGTTACCTTCATCAAGTCTACCTATGTTGACAATCCCTTTCTTGATACTACTATTGTATCTGAGATTGAGAGGCTCAGGGATACGGATGAAGATTATTGGCGCATATACGGATTGGGTGAAAGGGGTCAGAGCAAGGCAACGGTTTTTACGTTTGTGGAAGAGGAAGTTCCCGAACAGGCTAAATTCCTCTCCTATGGTATGGACTTTGGTTTCACTAATGACCCCACTTCTCTCGTGGCGGTATATGGCGATGACCATAGTCTTTATGCGAAAGAACTTATATACGAAACGAACCTCACGAACAGGGACATCTCAGAAAAGATGAGAGCCTTAGGCATTGACCGCAGGGCAGAGATATATGCTGATAGTGCAGAGCCTAAGAGTATAGAGGAACTGTATAGGATGGGATGGAATGTCAAGCCCACCAAGAAGGGGGCTGACTCCATCAACGCAGGTATTGACGTACTCAAGAGATACAAGCTGCACGCAGTAGGTCACAACCTGGTTAAAGAGATGAGGAACTATAAATGGGTGGAGGACAAGAACGGCAAGCTACTCAACAAACCTATAGATGCATTTAACCACGCCATTGATGCTATGCGATACGCAACCTACAATAAACTAACAAGACCTAATTATGGGAGATACGCAGTACGTTAAGGTACAATTCCCTGAGAATGCTAATGAGTTAACCATTGGGCAGTATCAGAGGTATGTGCAGATTGAAGAGGGGGAGAGTAATTTCAAGACCCTTAAAGCTGCAGAGATATTCTTAGGGCTACCAATACGGGAAGCCCTCAAGATGCAGACTACTGACTTCTATGCTATGACCAATGAACTCTTTGAGATGTTGGCTCAAGATCACAAGCTGCAACCCATAGTAAAGTACAGGGGTAAGGACTACGGCTTCATACCTAACCTAGAGGAGTTGACCTTTGGGGAGTACATAGATTTAGACAGTCACCTTACAGATGTGCAGGATATGCACAAAGCACTAAGCGTACTCTACCGACCCATCACGGATAGGGTCGGGGACAAGTACGACATAGAAGAGTACGAGCCAAACGAAGGATATAAAGATTTCCCATTAGGGGCAGGGTTGGGTGCAACGCTTTTTTTTTGGACTTTAAGAAAGGAGTTATTGAGCGATACCCCGAACTCTTTGCCGAAGAACCCGAAGGACATACTGACCTCAGTCTTCAAGCCAACTTCTCAAGGAAGTGGGGTTGGTATGGAAGCATAGACCATCTGGCAGGCGGAGACATAAACAAATACGAGTCTGTGACTAACCTACCTTTTCAGCGTGTATTCCTTAAAATGATATTCGACAAGGAGAAGAATGAGGTAGAGAGAATGCTGCTTAAGAAGAAAGGTTAACCGCTTGTGCTACAAATAGGGCGCAAAGGGGTTAACCTTTTATGGTATATGATATTCTTACAACAATCAAGAACCACCTAGAGGCGAACGCTCAGGTGAACACGGTTACTTTTGGGGACATTATGGAGGTAGACCTGAACAAGCAGAGCATCTTCCCATTGTCACATATGATGATAGATAACGCTACAATCAGCAATCAGATTGCTACCTTCTCTATTAGCGTTATGTGTATGGATGTTGCAGACGTAAGCAAGCAAGATGTAAGGGATGAGGCAGAGCCATTCTACGGTGTAGGCATTGAACAGGATTTACTCAACACTCAGTTCTATGTTGTTAATGACTTGGTGCAAGCCCTAAAGCGTGGAGACCTATTCTCTGACAAGTATCAGCTACAGGGTGACCCAAGCTGTCAGCCGTTTATGGATCGCTACGAGAATCTACTTGTAGGTTGGTCAGTAACCTTGAGTATCAGTGTACCGAACACGATAGACATATGTCAGCAACAAGGATAAGAAAAGCCAATCAGGAGGCGGTGATGAAAGCCTTTGGTGAGCGTGTTAAGAAAGCAGCACAACTCAACCTAGGGGCTACTCGTAGCATTAGATATAATGACGGGACTATAAAGAGACGGAGAAATGTAGCCACGGGAAGCCTAAAGGATAGTGTCAGTTTTGTAACCGCACTATCACCACACCCTGCACTTTCCTTCTTCTTTAATGTGCCTTATGGTACTTACCTCGATGAGGGTGTTGACGGTGTTAAGTATAGAGTACCAGGTAACAGCCGTTTCTCATTTAGGAGTAAGCAACCACCTACGAAGTTTATCCTTGAATGGATGAGGGTACGCAGGATTAAGGTACGAGACCCTGAGACTAATCAGTTTGTTAAGCAGACTGAAGAAGCAAAGGAGGGCTTTGCATTGGGTATTGCTCGCAAGATTAAGATGCGAGGTATACCCAAGACAGAGTGGTTTAGTCAGCCGTTTAGAGACGAGTTCGAAAACCTGCCGCCTGATTTCTTGGTGGCCCTCGGTAAAGATGTAGATGAATTTTTGAAGGAGATAAAACCTTTCTAGTATGGCAGTAATAGCACCAAGCAGTTTAGTAGGAGCACGAAGTCCTATATACATCACAGCAAACTACTCAAGTCTTGCATCTTCTATAACGGATGTGGAGCTTGAGGTGTTTATATGGAAGGGAGCAAGAAACAGCAAGCCTGCCACAGCGACCTACACCCTTTTTAGGGATGTGTTCGCAGGTCAGGATGTATCCTTTGACGTGTCTAAGTTTGTACAGGAGTACATTACCAATACACACACGGGTTTTGATCCTACAGATGTGAGCTATGTACCTGATGGTTCTGTGTATTGGGTACAGGTAGATTACACGATTAATTATCAAAACAAAGCAGACCCTCCTGTAACGGTTAACGATACAGGCAGCACTGACATCTTTGAGGTTAGTAATGGCTATCACATATTTATTGAGGCGGCTAACAAAGAGGTGAACAAAGGATTCGCAAGTGTCAATGCAGTTAAATACATTAAAGACTCTGGCAATGAGGTTGTGCCTGTATATCTCGGTAAATGGGGTGAGGGTTATGACATCTATTGGGCTTATAAGGATAGAGTATTGGCAGATGGTGGTACTGTTGAGGGAACTACTCTATGTGCTAATATCGGCCTAGAGACTGTTGAGGTATTAGGTGATGGTGGCTATAACATAGACATCAGAATCACAGAGTCAGATTTGCAGAACCTGCAAGCTGAAGGAAGAGTTTTGTTACTGCCGTGTGGCGTTAGCAATCTTGATGCTTGGGTGTCAACGGTTGGTGAGACTTTAACGTATACCAACTACTACGACATCAACCTTAAAGACAAGGACGGCACAACATTAGACACTCGTAGGTTCTACCCTACTTGTGAGCCTAAGTACACACCCTTACAAATTCAGTTCATAAACAAGAACGGTGTATGGGAGAGTGTTACATTCTTTAAGTCTAGCCAAGAGCAACTACAGACCAGAACATCAGAGTACAGAAGGTCTATAGGTTCTTCAGGTGCAACAGGGTTTAGCTACGATACTGAACAGGAGCAATACAAGAGGTTCAACACCAATTACAGAAACAGCATCCGAGTAAACACGGGATGGGTAGGTGAGGACTATAACGAGATGATGACTCAGTTGCTTGCCTCCGAGCGTGTGTTACTCGACAGCAAGCCCGTCAATGTGAGCACAGGATCACTACAGCTACAGAAGCATATTACAAACAAGACCATCAATTACACGATAGACTTACAATACGCTTACGACACTATCTATGAATAGAGTTGACTTATATATAGACAGCCAAAGGGTAGACTTCTTTGACCAAGAGAGCATAGAGCTGACGATGAGCGTGCAGAACGTTAAGGACATCTCTAAGGTGTTTGGTGATTTCAGTAAGAGCTTCACCCTGCCTGCTAGCCCTAACAACAATGCTGTGTTTAAACATTACTACAATGTAGATGTGAGTGGGGGCTTCGATGCCAACACACGCACATCGGCTTTCATAGAGCTAAACAACAATGTGTTTCGTAGTGGCGTGATAGAGCTTGAGGGTGTGCAGTTAAAGAACCTACAGCCTTATGCGTATAAGGTAGGGTTCTATAGTAAGACCACATCTTTAAAGGACTTGTTTGGTGAGGACACTTTAAATGACCTTGACCTATCAGCCCAAGATCACGGCTACAATGACACGAACATTGAGGCAGGTATAAATGGGTATGTAAGTGGTACAGATAATGCTGTTATCTACCCAATGATTACCCCTGTAACAAGATGGTATTGGGACAGCCAAGGTTCACACGGTGACGGAAACATACACTATCATAATGACCCTACCCACGGGGTATTCTACTACGACCTCAAGCCTGCTGTTAAGCTACAGAAGATTATAGATGCTATAGAGACGAAGTATGGTATTACGTTCAATAGTGACTTCTTTGATAGTGCTGACTTTGGTAAGTTGTTTATGTGGTGTCATAGGAGAGCAGGGTATATGTTCAAAGACCAACCGATAGGTGCGACTTCAGAGCTAATAGAATTAGTCTCTGGAGATGCTGTATTTGATTCCACGCTGCATAGATTTCCTGTAACCTCTACCGCAAATCCTGCGTTAATATCTTACAGTTGTACGGCTACTGCCTCTACTAATTATAGAGTAGATGTGTTTATTAACAATGAACGATTCACCTCTAAAGAACATACAGGCCCTGTATCTAATGTTTTTGTTTTCTTACCTACTCTTTCGGTAGGCGATTATGTAGAGATGCGTTTAGCTCCATCGGGTGATGGTGGTGCGGTAACCGTTGGTGTATTTGCTGATTGGTATGCGGATGCTTCAGGGGTAACCTTATTAGCTGCTACGGCATTGACAAGTGCAATGACTACTGCAGGTATAGTGACTATATCAGACCAAATGCCAGAGCAGAAGATAGTAGACTTCTTTAGCAGCACACTCAAGGCATTTAATCTAGTCGTAGTGCCTACCTCAAGTACGGCCTACGACATTGAGCCTTTAGATGATTGGTATGCTGAGGGAGTTACAAGAGACGTGTCTAAATATGTTGACATCACAGATACAGAGATTAAAAGACCAAGCCTCTACAGGCGAGTATCTTTTAGCTATAATGAAACCGAGGCAATACTTGGAGAGGAGTACAGACTACAAAATGATATTGGCTATGGTGACCTACGGGCGGACTTTGACTTTGATGGAGACGAGTTTGAGATAGAAGTAGGATTTGATAATATGCTGTTTGAGCGGTTAAGTGACACGAACCCTCAAGCCTCCCAGAACTTAGGGTTAACAGAACTTAATGTAGGGCAATGCGTAACGAGGGAGCTTGAACCGTACATAGGTCAGCCTATTATTTTCTATGCAGCAGGAAACCTACGCATTCCGTTATCAAATCATTGGAGCTATACCGATATGAATGATGCTGCAAACCAAAAGCAAGATATGTGGCTTATAGGTAATGTAAACAGTACGGTAGCCACGAGTGTAACCAAGACCTTGAATTTTGGTACAGAAATAGACCCGTATCTATTACAGGCCTTTGATGATGGCTTATACAAAACGTATTGGAAGGACTACATCACGGACTTGTATGATGTACAGCGTAGGTTGTTCAGCTTCAAGGCGCAGCTACCTATAAGGGTGCTGCTTGACTTGAAGTCTAATGACAAGCTAACAATCCTTGAGCGTAATTACATTATTAACTCTGTGACAATGAACCTGGCTACAGGTGAATCACAGCTAGAACTGCTAAACGATGTCTAGTGTATTGGGTTATCTTATAGAGGAGTTGAAGCGTACTGACAAGCGCAGTGCGACTATCGACATTGCAAAGGGCAGGTATGAACTGCCTAGGACTTGGGGACAAATAAAGAAACACGTTAAGAACAGATGGCGGTAGAAAAGACATTTAAGGTAGAGGCGGACACCTCAGACATAGATAAGAAATTAGATGCCTTAGCGGATTCTATTGAGGGTGTTGGTGATGCTGCCAAGGAGACCTCAAAGAATGTTGAGGAGGTGGCGGAAGCTGTTGAGGACAATACAAAGGCAGCTCAGGAAAACGCTGAGGCTAACAAGAGCAACCTAGCAGCACTTAAAAAGCTGACTAAGGGAGTTACAGGTTTTGGTCTAGCGTTAAAGGCTACGGGTATTAAGTTCCTTATTGACGGTTTGAACTTCTTAAAGGATGCGGCTCTAAATACTCAGCCTGTCATAGATGCCCTTGAGAAGGTTTCTGTCGGCTTATCTATTGCGTTTGATACGGTTTATCAGGCGGTGTCTAATAGCAATGTGAGCTTTGAGAAGACGGGTAAGGTGTTAGGTTCGCTACTTAAAGGGGCATTGAATTTGTTAGTCTTAAATCTAGAAGGCATTAAGTTAGGTGTGCTTGTAGCACAACGTGCTTGGGAGAACAGTTTCTTCGGTAACAAAGACCCTGATAAGCTCGCTGCACTTAATGCAGAGATTGAAGAGACCAAGGAAAAAATAGCAGAGACAGGTAAGGCCCTAGCAGAGAACGCTAAGGATGTCGCTACTAATTTTGTTGATGCTGTAGGAGAGATAGCCAACGGTGTTAGTGAAATCACACAGAACGCTGCTGATGCTATTCAGAACATAGACATTAAGGAGGTTACAAAGCAAGCCGAAAAAATAGTATCCCTGCGTAGGTTAGCAGAGGAGGCTGACCTTCGTATTAACCAGATACAAACCGAGTACATAGGTTTAATTGAAGAGGCTGAGAGTTTACAGAATGAGGAGAATATCAGCCTTAACAGACGTGAAGAGCTTATTAGAGAAGCAAACCGTTTACGGGTAGAGTCTTTAGAGAAGCAGAAGGCACAGCTAAAAATTCAAGCAGAGTCTTTACGTCAGCAGGCTGAAATCTCAGGGCTAGATGAAGACCGTATAGCTTTTGAGGAAAAGCTAAATGATGTTAAGCAGGTACAAGCTGATATAGACAGCAGTAACTTACAGCTTACTGAGGAGCTTAGAGACTTGGATCAAGAGAGATTTGATGCAGCAGTTGAGGCAGGTGAGCGTGCTATTGAACTCTCAGAGATTGAAGCAGAGGCAGCCCTGATTGAGGAGCGCAGGGAGTCAAAGAAGCTAGAGATACAGAAGAAGAACCTTGCAGAGATAAAGAGCCTGCGCCTAGCTGCCCTTGAGGAGCAGATGGCGCAACTAGACATAGAGAGTGAGCTGTACAAGCAGTTAGCTGACGAGAAGAAAGTCATAGAGGCGGAGTATCAGAATGAGGTACGGGAACTTAATGAAGAGACCTTTGAACTAAACAAGGAGAAGGAAGAGGAGTTAAGAGATGCGAAATTTGACATTGCTAACTCTGGCCTAGAGGCTGTGAGTTCATTAGCTGAAGCCTTTGCAGGAGAAGATGAGGAGAGAGCTAAGAAGGCGTTTGCCATTCAGAAGCGTATGAGCCAAGGGCAGGCATTAGTGAGTACCTACCAAGCAATTATAGGTGCACTTAAAGCGGAGGGTGCAGATGGTTTATTACCCTTCCCCGTTCGTGTAGCTAATGCAGCTATCGCAGGGGCTACGGGTCTTGCTCAGGTAGCAAGCATTCAACAGACTACTTTTGGCAGTAGCGATAAGGGTAGCATTGATACCCCTACCGCACCAAGTCAAACACCTCAGTTTAACATTGTAGGCACAAGTGGTATCAATCAATTAGCACAAAGTGTATCACAGGAACGCCCTGTGAAAGCGTATGTAGTTGCAGGAGACGTTACCACGCAGCAAGAATTAGATAGAAATAAAGTAAATACAGCAAGTTTCGGATGATGAATATAATTGAACTTATAATTGACGAGGAGGCTTTTATCACAGGAATACAAGCCATCTCTGTAGTTGAGCAGCCTGCTATTGAGGAGGACTTTATAGCACTCAAGGAGGAAAAGAAAGTAGAGCTAAAGAGTATTGACGATGAGAAGCGCATCCTGATGGGTGCAGCTCTCATCCCTAACAAGCCTATCTATAGAAGAGATGGTGAGGAGGAGTATTACATCTACTTCAGCAAAGACACGGTAAGAAAGGCAAGCGAGCTTTTCTTTATGAGTGGAAACCAAAGCAAGGCTACGCTAGAGCACCAGGTGGACATCGAAGGATTGACAGCCGTTGAGTCGTGGATCATAGAAGGTGAGCAGGACAAGAGCCGCTTATATGGTATGGACTTACCTGTAGGGACTTGGATGGTTTCAATGAAAGTCAACAATGATGAGATTTGGAATGATTGGGTAAAGACAGGTAAGGTCAAGGGCTTTAGCATTGAGGGCTACTTTATGGATAAGGTAAATATGAGTGCAGACTCAGTAGCCTCCATTGAAAAGGAAGCAGACGAGGTATACGCTGAGGAAAAGCTAAGTGCTATTAAGGCGGTTATTAAAAAAGACAAGAGATACAAGTCGGGTAAGAAGACAGAACTTGAAAGCTATAATGACTATCCCGAAGCGGTGCGAAACAACGCCAAGCGAGGGAGAGAGTTAAACGAGAAGCAGAACAACAAGTGCGCCACGGATGTGGGGAAGCAGAGAGCAGCCGATTTAGAAGCAGGCCGTAATGTCTCAGTTGAAACAATAAAGAGGATGTACAGCTACCTCAGCAGAGCAGAGGAATACTACGATGAAGGAGACAAAGAGAGCTGTGGTTACATCTCTTACCTCTTGTGGGGTGGTAAGGCTGCCAAGCGTTGGGCAGAGAGTAAGTTGAAGTCTTTAGACCAAATCTAAAAATGTAACGCAAAGCCAATTATTTAATTAACCTATATAGATAACATAGTTATGAAGTCACAAGAGACCCTATCAAAAATTATGAGCATCTTGAACCTCTCAGAGGATCAAGTAAAAGTCGCTGCTGCTCAAGCAACATTAGAAAACGGAACTGTCCTAGAAGCCGAGGCCTTTGAGTCAGGTAACGAGGTATTCATTGTATCAGAAGAAGAGCGTGTAGCTGTCCCTGTTGGTGAGTACGAAATGGAAGACGGGCGTATTCTCGTGGTTGCTGAGGAAGGTATCATCGGAGAGATTCGTGAAGGAGGTGAAGAAGAAGCACCTGAAGAAGCACCTGCAGGGGAAGAAGCTCCTGCTGAAGAAGTAGAAGCTGCTGAAGAGGAAATGAACTATGTCACTCGTGAGGAGTTGGCTGAGGTCGTTAACGAAATCAAGGCAATGGTAGAGCAGATGATGTCGGAGAAAGAAGAGAAGATGGCTGCTGAAGCTAAGGAGAAACTTAGCAAAGCAAAGCCTGCTCGTAAGCCGATGAAGCACAGCCCAGAGACTAAGGCAAAGCCTCAGGTTAACTTGGGTCAGTCTAAAAAAGGCGGTAGCACTTTGGATCGTGTAATGGCAAAAATTGCTGAGTAATGAGTTGGCGCAAGATAGAAAAGGTATGGGACGAGGTTCGTGCGGCTAAAGAGCCGAAACGAAACCTGTCTAAGCAACCTAAGGAGGGTCGTGAGGTTAAGCTAAACACTTCTGAACAATTACAAGACCTTTTATCTGTTGCTTTTGACAATGAAAGACAAGTTGAGTTTTACAGAGAGTTCCGCTCTTTTGTAGATGACTTCGTGGTTGGCTTCAAAAACCGATTGGTTCAGTTAGAGGATGCTGACTCTGTGTTTTGGGAAGGTCAAGGAGATGAATTGACAAGAAGACTCAAGAGCTTTAATGCTGCAAGAGAAAATCTTGGTATGGACTATGAAGACTTGATTGATTACAGCGGTAGCGATGTTAACGAGGCTATCCAAATTTTTTCAACCCTTTATGGCACAGCAGCAGAATTAGAGGATGCTATTGACGAGTTAAAAACACAGATTAAATAATGAAAAAGGGAGTACAAAAATTATGGGCTGAATTGGGCAAGGCTCAGAAGCCTGCTAAATTCAGCAAGCAAGGCAAGCAAGTAAAATTGTCTTTAGTAGATGATGCAGAGAGCGCATTCCGTGACGTAGAAGGTGCATACGGCACAACTTCTTACTTTGCATACGAAGCTCTTGAAGAGTTAGAAGATAAGATGACTGACATTTATATGCAGGTTGATGACTACATCATCAACAGCGAAATGTCTTACTTGCCAGAGGCTGCAGAGCGTTTAGGTGATATTCTTAAAAAGATTGAAAGCAGTGCTGACGATCTTGGTTTAGACCCTTCTGACATTTATAATGATTTTGAGGAGGCTAAAGAAATGGTAAATAACGCTGATGGCGTTATTGACGATTTGAAGCGTGAGTGGAACTCATCTCGCATCTCTCGTGCATCAAACTTTGACCTTCCGTTTTAATAAGTAAATAATCAATAATAATATATAGAAATGGCTACAACTACTAGCATTACTACGACTTACGCAGGTGAATTTGCAGGGAAATACCTCTCTGCTGCCTTGCTAAGTGCAGATACCATTGAAGGTGGTGGTATCACAGTTAAACCAAATGTGAAATTCAAGGAAGTAATGAAGAAAGTATCTACGGATGCTATCGTCAAAGACGCTACTTGTGATTTCTCTGACACTTCAACGCTTACACTTACTGAGCGTATTCTTCAGCCTGAGGAGTTCCAAGTGAACCTTGAGCTTTGTAAGAAAGATTTCCGCAGCGATTGGGAAGCAATCCAAATGGGCTACAGCTCATTCGATAACTTGCCTCCTGCATTCTCTGACTTCCTTATCGGCCACGTTGCTTCTAAGGTAGCTGAGAAAATGGAGAACAACATCTGGCAAGGTGCTAACGCAACTGCAGGTGAGTTCGATGGCTTCGAAGTATTATGGGAAGCAGATTCTGACGTTGTAGACGTAACAGGTACAACTGTAACGGCTGCAAACGTTATCACTGAGATGGGTAAAGTAGTTGATGCTGTACCTACTGCTATCTACGGAAAAGAAGACCTTTACCTTTACGTTTCTTCTAACGTTGCTCGTGCTTACGTTCGTGCATTAGGTGGCTTTGGTGCTTCAGGTCTAGGTGCTAACGGTTTGAATGGCGAAGGAACTACTTGGTTCAACGGTCAGAACTTGGCATTTGACGGTGTTAAAATCTTTGTTGCTCCAGGTCTTTCTGATAACACTATGGCTGCTGCTCAGAAATCAAACTTGTTCTTCGGTACAGGCTTGTTGGCTGACACTAACGAGGTTAAGTTGTTAGATATGGCTGACTTAGATGGTTCGCAAAACGTTCGTGTTGTAATGCGCTTTACTGCAGGTATCCAATACGGTATCGGTACTGAGATTGTTCTTTACAACTAAGAAGCAACTAATTAAATAATTTAAAGGGCAGGTGGGCTACAGCCTGTCTGCCCTTTTTTCATAAAAACTATATTATGGCGTGTGTATTAACATTGGGTAGAAAAGAACCCTGTAAAGATGTAGTTGGTGGCCTAAAGAATGTTTACTTCGTAGACTTCGGAAATTTAGGTACGGTAACAGAGGCATCTGATGAAATCACTAATATGACAGGTGATTCATCAAACAACTTGACCGCATTCAAATACGAACTAAAAGGAAACAGTTCATTTGAGCAGGCAATCACAGCATCTCGTGAGAACGGGACTACTTTCTTTGACCAAACCCTTAGCTTGACTTTGAAAAAATTGAGCAAGGAAGATCACAAAGAAATTAAATTGTTGGCTTATGGCCGTCCTCATATTGTTGTAGAAGACTACAACGGAAACTGTATGATGATGGGATTGAAGAATGGTGCTGACGTAAACGGAGGAAGTATTGTAACGGGTGCAGCAATGGGAGACCTTTCGGGGTACACCTTGACGTTCTCAGCGCAAGAGGTTCTACCTGCAAACTTTATGGAGGTTGACTCTACACAGGTAGGTTACCCATTCAGCGAGATGGCAGGATTAACAGGTACAATTACTATTACGGAGGGAACTAACTCGTAATTGATAAATAAGTGTATATTTGTGCTCTAGGGCATAGCACTCTGGTTTGGTTAGAGAGGGGAGACGTTTAAGTACGTCCCCCTCTTTTGTTTTGTAACAATGTCTGAGCAAAAGGGTTAACCTATTATGCATATAGTAACCACTACAGACAGTACAATTAAGTTTGTACCAAGAGCCTATGACACTTCCCTCTCTGTGGTTATTACAGATGAGGAAACCAATACAAGCAGTACAGTCTCTTTAACGGGCACTAGAAGCCGTAATTATATGGTTATAGACCCTTCCTACTCCTTCAAGGAGGGAAGGTTCTATGCGATACGAGTAAGTGGCTCTAACGAGGTCTATAGAGGCCGTGTGTTCTGTACTGACCAAGCCGATTACGAGAAGTACACGGTCAATCAAGGGCAGTACACGCAGTACAACTCAGACAATAACGGATACATATACCGATGAGTAACATAAGAATCGTAAACCTCAACAGCTACACGACCCCTGTTGTGCAGGAGAATAACCGCAAGCAGTGGGTTGAGTATGGTGGGGATAACAACTACTACCAATACCTTATAGACCGCTACAATGGGTCAGCAACTAACAACGCCATCATCAATGGTGTGTGTGAGTTGATCTATGGTAAGGGCATTGGTGCAACAGATGCAAGTAGAAGACCTGAGCAGTATGCTCGTATGGTCTCAATGTTTTCTAAGCACTGCCTACGCAGGGTAGTCTTTGATTTAAAGGCTATGGGCCAGGCGGCCTTCCAAGTTATTTATAATGAGGATAAGTCAGCTATTGCACAGGTTGAGCACTTCCCTATTGAGACTCTTCGCTATGAGAAGATGAATGAGGACGGGGAAATAGAAGCCTATTGGTACAGCAAGGATTGGTCTATGATTCGCAAGAAGGGCTATGAGCCTGAGCGTATCCCTGCCTACGGGTATGGTAAAGGAGGCGATAAGCTAGAGATATATTGTATCAAGCCGTACAGAGCAGGGTACTATTACTATAGCCCTGTAGATTACCAAGGGGCTTTGCCGTATGCGGAACTTGAGGAGGAGGTAGCAAACTACCACATCAACAATATCAAGAACGGCCTTTCGCCTTCGATGTTGATTAACTTCAATAACGGGATTCCAACGGAGGAGGAGCGTGAATTGATTGAGCGTAGAATCATACAGAAGTTTAGCGGTACGTCAAACTCTGGTAAGTTCATTTTAGCGTTTAACGATAACAAAGAGATGCAGGCAACTATTGAGCCTGTACAGTTAAGTGATGCCTCACAGCAGTATGAGTTCCTTTCTGAGGAGTCCTCACAGAAGTTGATGGTAGGCCACCGTATCACCTCACCTATGCTATTAGGTATTAAGGATGGCTCAGGTTTAGGTAGTAACGCTGACGAGATTAAGACGGCATCGTTACTATTCCAAAACACGGTTATCCGTAGCACTCAAGAGATGATTCTCGATGCTATGGATGAACTACTAGCTTACAATGACATCAGCTTAAACCTCTACTTTAAGACGTTACAGCCTTTAGAGTTTATTGACTATGAAGGGCTAGATAACGAGACTGCTGAGGAGCAAACGGGTCGCAAGTTTAGTGCTGACGATCCTGAAATTGACTTAGAGGATTTTCTTGAGCAGATAGGCGAAGACGAACCACAAGAAGGAGACTATGAGCTCATTGATGTAGACAGCGAGTCTACAGAAGATGAGCCTGAGGACTTTGACGTTGAGGGCTACCTCAATGGTCTTGTGAACCTATCTGCTAAGGAGGATTCGTCTCAGGACAGCGAACTCTATAAGGTTCGCTATACTTATGTGAAGGGCACGAGTAAGACTCCTGACGGAGAGACTCGTGACTTCTGTAGAAAGATGCTACGCACTAAGAAGCTGTACCGCAAGGAAGACATCGGTATGATGAGTGCAAGAGGTGTAAACAAGAAGTTTGGCCACAAGGGTAAAAACTACTCTATTTTTAAGTATAAGGGTGGCCCTTCGTGTTACCATAGATGGGAGCGTAGAATTTACAAGAAGAAGATAACGAAGAACGGAGAGCCTTGGGGAGGCAATGCCCTTCAGGGTACTAAGTTTGTCAACGTGAACCAGGCTGTAAGGGCAGGGTTTAAGTTGCCAAAGAATCCTAATGAGGTGTCAGTAGCACCTATTGATATGCCAAGACAAGGACATCACCCTAATTACGGAAAATAATGGCTAAGGTATTATTCATAAAGAAAGAGGACATTGTACGCAATAGCACTATCAGCGGAAACCTAGATAGTGATAAGCTGCTACCCTTTATTGAGATAGCTCAGGAGATACACATACAGAACTTTTTAGGTTCTAAGCTGTACGACAAGATAAGAAACGACATCATAGCAGGCAGTTTAACTGCCGCTTATGAAAGTCTAGTAGATGATTACATACAACCTATGTTGATCCACTACGCTATGACAGAGTACCTACCTCACGCAGCCTATACGATTGCGAATGGGGGTGCATACAAGCACTCCTCAGAAGCAAGCGAGTCAATGACTAAGGAGGAGTTGGATTTCTTAAGTGAGAAGCACAGAACTATTGCAGAGCACTACACAAGAAGGTTTATTGACTTTATGTCTTTCAACAATGCGAGTTACCCAGAGTATAACCAAAGTCAAGATGATGATATGTACCCCGATAAAAACGGAGTCTTCAACGGTTGGCAGCTCTAAGCATTACAAGCCAAAAAAGAAGAACATAGAGAAGTTGAAGAAACTTATAAAGAAGATAGAAAATGGCAAGTGATGAAAGAGGATATGGAGCAATCTACGGCTCTACTTGGTGGGGTAGTGGTGATGCGTTTACTAACCAGATAGGTTGGGGAAGTGCAATGTTCTATATATTAGACCCTGCACAATTCCAACAAAGAGCATTAGAAGATGGTGCTACAATGGAGGCTTTTGAGTGTGTTTCTAAATCTTTGAGAAGATTCCCACAAGCGGATAGAGGCAGACAATTGATGGATGCCTATGATGTTAGGGTAGAAGCAGCAGCAGGTGATACCGAAGCGAGAACCTGTACTATTAACGAATTAAACGAATTGATATGAGTCTGTATAAGGATGCCTCATTAGTAATGATACCTTCAGCGGTGAAGGATGGTAAGTTGTATAGCATACGCCCTGTTGAGGAGTTAGGTGATGAGTTGGTTACCAACGGAAACTTTGCTACTGATAGTGATTGGACTAAAGGAACAGGCTCTACTATTAGTGGTGGCTCTTTAAATATAGTTGCAGCACCATATAACGCAAATACCAAGCAAAATATATCGCTAACAAGTGGCGTGACTTACAAAGTAGTAATAAACTATACCGCAAGTGGTACTGCAACATCTAACACCTTTCAATTAGGTTTTGGCGATTCCGCAGGAAATCCATCGGACACAACGCAATACGAATTTGCAGAGGGTAGCGGAGTTAAAACTTTTAGTATTACCGCAAGTGCAGGTGATGCTTCAATACTATTTAGGTCAAGGGATGCAGGTACTTGTGATTTGTCTATACATTCGGTATCAGTCAAAGAAGCGATTACTGCAAATGGAGACTTCACATTTAGTAGGGGTTCAAATCTTGCTGCTACAAGGGTAGATGTTAATGGTCTTATTGAGAAGGGTAGAGAGAATCTCTTGCTGCAAAGCCAAAGTTTTGATAATGCTTCTTGGGATAAGACAAGAAATGTTGTAACTGCTAATACGACTACTGCTCCTGATGGAACTAATACGGCTGATAAGATTGCGGCAAATGCCACATTTTCAACGAACACATCAAGGGTAAAACAAAATATATCTGTTAGTGGACTAAATACAATTTCATTGTATGCAAAAGCCGATGAGATAACCGAAATGCTTTTGTTTGAACTTGGTAACAACAATGGAATTTATTTTAATCTAACATCAGGCTCATTTGTTTCTTATTTGAATGGAACAACAAATATTATTGATTATAATATTGAAGATGCAGGAAATGATTGGTATAGATATTCCATAACCTATTCATCATCTATAACAAGATATGCAGTTTACTTATCTAAAAGTGGTAGTTATGTTACTGACTTTACAATAGGTGAAGGCTTTTATGTTTGGGGAGGACAAATAGAAAGCGGCTTGGTTGCTACTGACTACATTGAGACAGGAGCATCTACTGCACAAGCAGGTATATTAGAGGACTTACCGAGATTAGATTATAGTGGTGGTGCTTCGTGTCCTGCTCTTTTACTTGAGCCTCAACGCTTAAACAAAATATCACAT